ATGATAGGCGATGCTGACCTCGGCCGGGAATGTTCGCTGCCGCGCGCCGCGAAACCTCGCTCCGCCCGCCGGAACCGGCAATCCCCTGAGCCCCCGCTTCATGCCCGCTTCACCAGCGTGACAGTTTCCCCACCCGCCTTCAGCCGCAACCTCCCGCTCTCTCGGCCAAGCGACAGCGGCACCACATCGCCAGCGCCTCGATCGCGCTGCGCACGCTGTCGCCGCTCGCGGCATAGCCTCCAAGTTCCGGAGTTCCGCCTCCGACAACGTCTCGTCGCTCAACTCTTCGGCGATCGCCCCAATCGCGACCGCCCCCGCATCCGCGATCGCTTCGAAGGTGAGCGAGGGGATCCGGTTGCCATAGTCCGCGAGCTGGAAGTCCTCGAACATTGCATAAGCGATGCCGCGATGGGCAGGCGCCTTTCCTGCCCCTTCGACCGAGGCGATCCGCGGATCCACTGCCTGATCCTCGCTGCCGAGATAGAGCCGGAAGCCTGTCCCGCTCTTGAAATCTCCCGCCGCGCCGCGAAGCAGCTTGCCGTCTGCCCAGATCCTGCCAACGCCTCGAATTGGCCGTCCGGAGAGCGCGACTGCGAAGGAGGCGGAATAGCTATAGGTGACGGTCTTCGGCTGACCCTTGCCGCCGCCGCTCCTGGTCCTGTCCTCGATGAGGTCGGTGGACCAGATCACCGTTCCAGCCACGCGCATCGTCCCGAATATTTTCGGAATCGGACTTCCATAGGACGACGTCTGGACGGCTAGCTCGCCCAGCCGCGGCCCCTGGCGCGCCTTGGGCGCGAACAGCGCCGAATCGATCTGCTGCCCAGCAATCGCCCCGATGGCACCTCCCACGGACCGGCGACAGCCGTTCCGACCGCGGTAAGAATCAAGGTCGCCATCAATCAAGCTCCATGATCCGCCAGGACGCCAGGACAGGCCACGGCACCGCGCCGGAAGTCTCAACCACGCGGCCCATGCAGGCGTCGGCATGAACGAAGCCGTTCTCGAGCAGGACCAGGAAATGGTCCTGCCCAGCGCCCGTACGGACGAGCAGCACGTCCCCCGCGCCGGCTTCGGCAGGAGAGATGCGCTTCACCCGGCCATCGAACGTCAGCGCAAGCAGGTCTCCGGCTGCTTTGCTTCGAAGGCTGTATCCCGTCGGCACCAGCTCGACCGGAAGCTTGCCCGCCAGCGCCACCAGGCCCACGCAATCCAGCCCATGTTCGCGCCGCCGCCCCTGCGGCCGGAACCTCGTTCCGACGAGCGCACGCACCCGCGCCGCCACCTCGGCACTGCCGGTCACTAAGCGCAGCGGAACAGGCGGACCGCCGTCCCCTCGGGGCCGATCAGCTCCAGTTCGTCAGCCGAGATCACGCGAACGCTGACGACGGATCGTCCAAGCTCTGCTAGATCGAACCGGCTTTCTTCTCCGCAAAGCGGCGCCGTCGACCAGGCTCCTTGGAGTGGAGCATTCGAGTACCCCCGCTGGCGGAGCTCGACGGTGCGCCCGTCAACGTCGATCCGCACCAGCCCCGGCAGTTCGGCGCAACCCGTCGCGAACAGCGACAGACCAGCCATGCAAGCGCGCAGCCGCATAGTCCTTCTCCTCAGAACTAAAATTGGTGGAGCCTAGGCTCCGGGATACCGAGTCAGCAGGTCCATCCCCGGCAGATGCGGCTCACCTCTGAAGTTCGCACCGTTTGCGAACCTGGCGGTGCAAGTCGCGAAACTCCTGTCGCAGCCCTCGCTGATTTCAACCAGGTCGCCGATGGTAGCAAGGTACAAAGTCGGCTCCCGAAGCTGCAGCCGCAATCCGTCGGAAGAGAGCAATTCACTCTGGAGGCCGCTGTTCCTGCCGCCGATCCAGCGCAGCCGGCCATAAGCATAAGCGTTCGGCTCCACCGAAGCCTCGGCCACTTCCACGACGTCGTCATCCACCCCTGTGATCCGAGTCACCCGCACTCGCGGCGCCATGTCCACCCGGCACCTTTTGTCGCCAAGCTGCGCCCGGCATTCGGGCGAGGTCTGCTCCACCACCGGCCGCTCCAGCATTGCCGTCGGCCCGCGAAGCTCCGCGGTGAAGCCGTTCCCCTGTGCCGCCACGTCACCGAGAACACCGCGCGCCAGCGGGATGTGACCCGCATCCAAATCCTCCCAACCCGCCATGAACAAGGTCACCGCGGCACCATCCCATCTTCCCGCCTTGAGATTCTCCTCGCTGATCGCATCGCTCGTCAGCGCACCTGAAATATCCTGGCTGTCCGGATCAAAGCCGTCCGATAGCGATATCGCTGAAGGCAACATGCCGGGGGCGGCGCGGTATCGGAGATGGCCGATGATCAAGTCTCGATCGTGGGTCGTGAACCCCAGTGCCACCCCATCCCGCCGCTCGAGCCGCCAGCAGAAGGCGATGGTGGTCAGATCGGCGTCGAGGATGCTCATGCCGCAGCCTCGCGTATTTCGATCAACGGCACGCTCGCCACCTCCCCGGCTTCGAACGTCGCACGGCTAAGGCTCAGCCGATCCTCGGCGAAGCGCACCGGAACGTCGAAGCGGAAGCCCGCCCGCACCTCCGCTCCGTTCGCCGGCGCTGTGTTGAAGCGAACCCGCCCGTGGCCCTCAAGCGTCCAGCCGCTCACCCGCTCAGTACCGTTCAGGGAGACGCGGACGCTTCCTGCAATCGGCCGCGTAATCCGCCGCTCCTGGCCCTCATAATGCTTCACCAGCTCGAACTCCGTCCGCAGCCCGTCGCCGATTCCCAGGAGCTGATCCGTCGCTTGAACCTCGCCCGTCATCCCGTTGGAACTATGGTCGAACGGATCCTGGAACCTGAATCCAACCGCTGCCCCGCGCCTCGCTCGGAAAAAGGCAATCAATTCCTGAAGCTCCGCCTCCCCGCGCACGCCCGGTCCCGCATCGAAGCGCAGCCGCGCGTCGGCCCAGTCGCTATTGCGTTGCTCGGCTCCGCTCGAAGTCGTCACGACCGCCGTCGAAAAGGCCGGCTCCACGCTCGCCTCTCGACCCAGCGCGATCGGGAAGCGCACGTCGTCGAAAGCTTCCATCGCTTCATCCTCCCCATCGAACCAGGTGAACCCATCCCGAAGTACCTGCGGCAGCGCCCACACGAAAACCTCGCCGGTCCCCCGAGCCCGCGCCGCCTCCGCCGCAGCCGCGATCAGCTGCCATTGCGACCTTTGGTCTGGCCGAAGCACGAAGCCGGAGAAATAATGCTGCTCGTCGATTGGGTAGCCGAGCCGCTGGGTCGCCGCCGCCACCCCGCGATCGCTCGCCCCGCTGCCGCTCGTCACCCAGTCATAATCTTCGAGCTGAAGCACATCGAACGCGGGCGCCGCCCATCCTGTCGGCACGTTGGCACGCCTCACCTCGGCGCCGTCGAGCACTGTCGGAAGATAAACGAGCAGCAAGGTCTCGGCGCCGGGCGCCTCCACTTTTACCGCCGCGCAAAGAGCTGAAGTCGACGCGTTTAACAGGGCCCCCGCCGCGTCGAGCGTTGCCCGCTGCGCTTCGTCCAGCGGGGCGCGCACATCGGCGATCGACACCGGCGCGAATGACGCCTTGGCGGCATCGTCATAGAGGCAGATCCGTCCGTCCGGCATCACCCACCACCAGGGTTCGCCGACCTGGAAGCGCACCCGCTGCCCAGCCGTCAGTGCGATGCCGACGAACCCGCGCGCCACTGCCTGCAGATAGATCATTGCTTCGGCGTTGGCCGGCGACAACAGGCAGGAGGGTGGCACCCAGCCCGTCAGCCCCGGCTCGCCATTCTCCGCCCTTTGCTTCCAGTCGTCCCGGCAATGCTCGTCGAACAGTTCGTAGCTCAGCGAAAGAATGATTTCATATCCAAGCGCCTTCGCCCGCTCGCAGAAGTCCTTGTGCCAGGCGGCGCAAGCCCGATTGAGCGCGCCGCCTGAACTGCTTGCGAGAAGCTCGGCATCCTGCCGCTCGAGCCGGAAATAATGGCTCATCCCCACATAGTGATTTATCACGTCGCGATAGCCGAGCTGCATCACGTTTCGAAGCAGCCGCGCCGGCGTCAGATTGTAGCTGTCGTCATATCCGCTCGCGATCCGGAGCTTGTGCTCCGGCACCATCGTCTCGCCGATCGAAAGCACCGATCCCGCGCCCTGGCTCGCGATCCCGTCGATCTCGACCCACGCCTCTGCCGGCTGGTCGAGCAGCGCGTCCTCCCGCGTATAGCCGCGCGGGATCAGCGAGATGAACATCCGGTCGACATCACCCGCCCAGACCGGGTCCGCCTCAGTCGGCAACAGAAAGCCCCCGTCCAGGCGGCTGAAATCCAAGTGGATCAGCGCATCCTCGGGCGTCCCCTGAGCATAGTTCCACAGCCGCACGTACCAGCTTCGCGCCTGGCCTCCGGCATCGCGCCCCTCGATCGTCAGCGTCGGGCCATTGACTGCGTCGAGCGGCATCAAGCCCTGGCTGCGCCACCTGAAGCTCAGCCGGCACGCTCGAAAATCGCGTCTCGTCTCATAGGCGAGCAGCGGATGATCGAACCGGTCCTCCGCTTCCCAGATCAGCCCTGCCAGATCGTCCGCTTTGTAGAAGACAGCATCGACGCGCAGCGCGTCCGGCGCAGTCGTAACCACGGTCGCCATCATCGGCCGAGGGAAATTCACGGTCCAGTAGCGCGCGTCGAAGCGCTTCACATGCCCATGCACCTTCGCCGCACCCGGCGGCGCCAGCCAGTGACCCATTGCCTTGTCCCTAGTCTTCGACGCGCATCAGCGCCGCCTTCACCGCACGCGCCACCTGACGGCTCGATTGCGCCAGCGCCCACGGCTCTCCCCCAGCCGGCGCATTGATCGTGATGCTCATCCGGATATCGCGGCCACCGGCTGCCCTGCCTGTCTCCACGCGGCCGCTCGCAGTTGGCACGAAGATCTCCGGCCCTCGCTCGCCGACCAGATAAGCGCGCCCCGGCGCCACCGGCCCGCCGGCCGCGCGCCCCGGCAGCCCCAGCAGCGCCCCGGCCAGCTGCGCTGCCGTTCCCGCCAGGCCCTTGCCTTCGCCGCCGAACATAGCGCCGATGCCGCCCCGGACCGCCGCAGCGGCGATCTCCGCCATTGCCGAGAGGGCCACCCGTTTCAGATCCTCGAACCCGAACTTGCCGGTCGCGATGGCCCGCACCAGAGCATTCTCCAGCACCCGCCCCGCCCGCTCTACGCCCGCACCGAACGAACCTTCGAGCTGCCCGCGCATGTCCGCCACATCGCGCGCGAACCCGCCGTGTCCGCCCGTACGCTGACGAGCAGGCTCTCTATTCCTCATCCATTCCACTTCTCCGGGGTCCCCATGAAGTCCCACTTCATGGGGTTCTCTCTTCATCCATCTGGGAACATCTCCATCAGCCGGTCGAGGTCCGAATGGGAAGCGGTTGCTTCCACCGGCGCCATCGCCGCCAGCACCGCCGCCAGTTCCGCAGGCGTCGCTTTCCAGAACTCGTCGGGCCGCCAGCCGAGCAACGCTCCGGCGAGTCCGGCCAGCCTTCCGGCGGCCGCTGCGAACTCAGCCACGCCCCTGCAGGATCTGCGTCAGCAGAACCTTCAGCACCGGCGTCACATGTGCCAGCCCGCCTTCCGCGATCGCCGCTCCGATTTTCTCGCGGGCTCAGCCCCTTCGGACGCTCGGCCACGCAATGCCAGAACAAGGCGGCGATCTCGGCACCTTCAGCCCACCCTCGGCAGCTCTTTCACCAGCGCGAACAAGGGCCCGAGTTCCTCCTCGGCCGCACCAGCGCCTCGAAGCTCGGCCGCAAGGTAAGCGTCTCCCCGCCCACCTCAGCGCCGCCTCCCCGCGTGACGGGTTCACAAGCTCACCACCGGCCCGGAACTCTCCAGGCTCAAAGTGTAGTTCCGCTCGCCATTGTAGTCGCCGGAATAATCGAGCCGCGTCACCAGGAAGCGCCCGCGCATCCGCTCCCGCTTTCAAAGCTCAGCTCGTAATCGTCGAGAGTTCCGGAAAGTGCATTCGTCTTGACCCGCACTTCCGCGGCCGATCCCGTGAAGATGCCGCCGGCCGCGACCGAGACCGATCTCACGCCCGCTCCCGACAAGAGCTCCGCCAGGCGCCCGAGTCTTTGCTCGTCACGTTCACCGCCTCGCCGTTCACCGACATTTGCGTCGTGCGCATGCCCGCTACAGTGGCAAAAAGCGGCGGATTTGCGCCATTCCCGATCTTGAGTAGGAAAGCGCTTCCTTTTTCGGCCGCCATGTTTCAGTCTCCATTTGTCAAGCATCTGCAACGAAAGGAATTGGGGATGATTTCTTCTGCGCTTGCCATGTTGCTGCTGGCCGCAGCGCCCAACGGCGCGCCCAAAGCCGCGAAGCCTATGCCCGCTGCCTCAAGGACGTCGTCAAAGCCTCGGTCGAAAAGAAGCTGGAAGCAGTCGCCTTCGACACCGCCCTCGCCTCCGCCTGCCGGGACAAGGAAACGACCTTCAAGATCAACATGATCAGCTCGGAAGTGGCCATGGGCATCAAGCGCACCGTCTCCGAAAAAGGGATGGCAGACGAAATCGCTGACTATCGCAACACGGCGAAGGAAGACTTCCAGGCTGCACTCGCGGACGCTCCCAAGCCCTGATCAGTCCGCGGACGCATTTGCCAGCATCCGGGCCCGGTACTCGATCACGCCCGTCCAAGTCCCTTTAGGGTCTCTTACGATCCGGCTTCGCACGAACCGCATCGTCACCATGGACCAGCCGGTGGGGGACGTAAGGCCCTCCATCGCCGCCTCCGCCTCCGCCATGAGGGCGTGCAGCCGCGCCGGCCGCTCCCCTTCGTCCCGTACCGTCACCGCCAGCCGCACTTCGCGTCCACTGCCGCTCTTGTGCCCCCATTCGCTCTCCGGCCCCACATCAACGACGGCGAAAGGAAAGGCGGCATGCAACGGGGGGCCGTCATAGACGCCGCCGATGCCGGGTGCCACCCGAAGCGCGGCGATCGCCGCCGCCTGAAGCTGCTGGCCAGCGCTCATCGAAGCGCCGCCGTCAGCCATCGAAGCGCAGGCTCAAGTGCGAGACGCCGCCGAAGCCCGCGCCCGGAAAGCCGCACCCCGCCCTGCACTGTATCAACCAGGATGCCGCGCCCGGCGGCGCCCTTCAGGCGCTCCGCCAGCTCCGCCGCGCGCCTCTCCGCCCGCTGGCTTGCAAGCGCAGTTGCACGGCGCATGGTCCGTTCGAACATCTACTCCTCCCTTAGCTGAGCCGCATCCGCCGCCACGGCCGCCACAAGGCTGTGACCGCCGCCGGCGGCCCCTCATCTTCCGCAGCCGTGCGGTGCGTGTAGAAATGGGCGGCGAGCCGAACGACACCCTGCCGCAGCGCCTCGGGCAGGCCGGTCCAGTCCGGCGCCATGCCAGCTCGATAAGACACACGCACTCCGCCGGGCCTCGCCAGCGCTCGTCACACGGACCCACCCGTTTCCGCTGGCGTCGATATCCACCGCATGCTGCCCCGCCGCGATCGGAAAGGACTGCTCCGTCCGGAAAGCAGCCCTTCCACCCCCAGGATCGAAATCGCCGGGCGCCGCTGCCAATCTGGTCCAGCTCGAACTCGCGTTAATCGTCTCGCTGAAATCCCGAGCGATCAGCGTCTGCCTGGTGAACTGTTCGCACAGCTCCGTCGCGCCCGCGAGCAGCCGTTCGATCAGCGCATCCTCATCAGTCATTTCGACCCGCAGGTAAGCCCGGGCCTCCGCGACCGCCGCTGCGCCCACGCTCATCGCTTCTGCCGCAATCATGTCACGATCCCCGCTCTCGCCGCCATGAAGCTTTCCAGCCTGTCCGTTTCCGCCCCGCTCAGCAGGCGCGAGACAATGAGGAAACCGTAGATCCGTCCTGGAAAGTAGACGTTGGCGGCCATATGCCCGCCGAGATAGGTCTCCGCTCCCTCGGTCAGGTCGGCAGCGATGCCCGGTATCGACAGTCGCTCTACACCGCTCTCGTAAAGCCGGACTCGAAGCCCCGGCCGATCGAGCACTTGTCTCAGGCTATGATCGACGCCGTCCGGCACCGCGACTTCGCTGATCCCTGCAACCACGCCTCCAGCTGTCGTCACGTAGGAACGCGGCTGCCTCGAACTGCTGTTGTACAGGAGGCTGAAACCGGCATCGCCGCTATTGCCCACGATATAGGGAAACACCCCGGCCGCTGTCCGGCGCACCGCCGCGATACAGGTAACGCTTCCGCCCGGCGCCGGCAGGGAGCCGCTGCGCACCAGCACATCGTCCACCCCGTCGAACTCGAGGAAATAGCGGACACCGTCCCTCCTCAGCATCGGCCGCCTGGCCGCCGCACTTTGCATGAGGTGCAGTCCGTTGCCCGACTTGTCGAGCAGCAGCCCGACCGGCGCATCGACCGCCGCGGCGATGTTCCCGGCGCTGTCCTGCCTCATCGAGGCAAGGTCCGACGGATCGTACCACGCCCCCTTTATGCCACCGGCGAAAAGGGCCTCGAGTCCGCCCGAAGCTCGGCCCGTGCCGGGCCCGACGCCACGCCGATCCCGAAGCCGAACCCGCTCATCAGTAGAGCGCCAATATGTCGGCCGCACTTGTCCCGGTCGCGCGGACATATTGCGCCCGGAACGGGAGCACCGCGCCGTCGGGCACGTTCTTCCAGACCAGGTCCGCGCCGCCGCCGGAGCCGCGCATCGCGATGCTTCCGCCGGTCCCGACGAACAGCGCCTTTGGAATATCGGCCAGCGCATTCGAATCATTCGGCACCACCGCCACCGCCCGCGTCGCCGGCGCCGAAACGCTGTCGCCATGGGCAAAGAATTGATCGGCCATCCGGCCCTCCTCTCGTCAAAAAGGTTGCGCCGCCTCGGCAAGGGGAACCGAGACGGCGCACAAGAAGAAGCCCTCTCCCGCTTGCGGGAGAGGGTTGGGTGAGGGTGAGTCTAACCTAAGCGCTGAACTTCATCAGCTTGATCGCCTCGCTGTTCGACACCTGCCCACCGACGCGCTTCGTCGCGTAGAAATGCACGAACGGCTTGTGCGTGAACGGATCGCGCAGGATCTGAGTCTCCGTCCGCTCCGCGATCAGGTACCCAGCCTTGAAGTTGCCGAACGCGATCGACAGCGAGTCCGCCGCCACGTCCGGCATGTCCTCCGCTTCCACCACCGGATAGCCGAGCAACGTATCCGGCTGCCCCGCCACCAGCCCCGGCTGCCACAGGAAGGCTCCGTCGCTGGTCTTGAACTTCCGGATCCTCGCGGCGGTCGACGAATTCAT